TACGTATTGACAGTCGTAGCCTATAACGGCAAAGACGAACCGTCCGAACCCGCCACGCATTCGTTCACGACCCCCGCCTATACCGCATTCGCACGGATCGACGCCGTGGCGACCGCACACGGAATCTATCTCAAGGCCGACGTGGACACCGGCAAATTCCCGCTCTATTTCCTGAAAATTTTCGACCCGGACCTTACGGAATCCAGCGCCGATTTCGAAGAGCATTTCAAGGTCGATTCCCGGGAGCAGTTCATCCATTACCTCGAAGTCGCCTCACTGACAGCGGGCCTCAAAACCGCCTCGTTCGAAGAGTGGAACAAAACCCTGCTTTCGACCCGGTCGCAGCAAGTCCTTCTCTACGCCGCTCCCGTTGTCCGGCAAGGGGTCGATGTCGTCTGTGAAGACTACGGCGAAATCATCGAAATTCCGCTGACGATCCCCGCCCGCGACGAACTCGGAGCAGGACAGGCCGCTGTCACGCTGGGCGAACCGCAGGTTGCGGGCAAAGAGTTGGAGATCGCCCTGACAAAACAGGACGGCGTCGTTTCCTACTATGCCGGCTATGCGACCAAGTCCGACGTCGAAGCCGCAGGCACCCCGGAACAATTCGTCCAGGCCGGACTGGATGCGAAGACCTATGACTACGACATCACGGCCGACTTCCAAGGCACCTGGAAAACAGACCGGCTTTCGCCGGGCAGCGAATATTACTTCTTCTCGTTCGCATACGATGCCGAAGGCAAGTTGGGTCCCCTGCAATACAAGGAGTTCCACACGGAAGCCGCAGGCACCGACTACGATACGTCGCTCACGGTCGATATTGCCCTGAAGACCGCATCGTTCACCTCAGCGACTTTCTCCGTCAAACGGAACGGCTTCGAAAAAGCTTATTACAACTTCATCACCAAAGCCGATTTCGACCGCAAATACGGCGGCAATGCGGATACATACGTTCAACGAGAGTTGATCGGCAAAGAGAGTGGTTATCCGATAACGCTATACAGCGACAACGACATCAACGGATCCCGTTTGGCATACGATACGCAATACGTACTGATCGCCCTGCCCGAAGCCGACAACGAAGACAGATACGGCGTTCCGACGGTGGTCGAGTTCGAAACCCTCGGCTACGAAGCTACCGGCTCTGCGACGGCGACCATCGCGGTAAATTCGATCACGGACAATTACGGCGTATCTTTCTATGCCTCGGTAACCGTAACCCCCGGAGCCGATTGCGCAGGTTACTATTACGCAATGATCGAAAAAACAGCCTACGATGCAGCAGCCAATCTCGGTGAAACGATCTGCAAACAAAACGGCGTAAAATACCGTGCCGCCACCGAAGACACGACGTTCTCCACCGACTACTATTTCGCAGAAAGCTATCTGGTCCTCATCCCGGTCGATAACAACGGGAAAATGTCGGCTCCGGTCACTTCGGAATTATTGACCACGAGCGCCAAATAAAAAGCAATCAAATAAACAAACACGCAGAACTCCCAACCTGTCCGAAACCTCGCTGCACGGGGTCCCCGTGACGAAGGGAGAGCCGGTTGGAACACGTCGCTTTCAGCGGCAAAGGCACAACCGGAACATCGAGCACATAAATTATCAAAAAAACAACCCTAAAATAATCCCTATGTTTACAATCAGGGTAAGCCGCGATGATAGCGGATAAATGAAAAAGCTATCGAGATTTTGGTTAGATTAAAGCTGCAAAACCTTTACTAACTAAAACGACGATAGCCATGAGAGAGCAAAGAAACAAAATTAGTTTCAGAGGACAAAAGATTTATGTAGGAATCGACGTCCATTTGAAGAGTTGGTCGGTTACGGTCTTGTCCGAAACCTCCGTATTGAAGAAGTTTAGCCAGCATCCGAGCCCAGAAGCGTTGTACGGATTTTTAACTCGGAGTTATCCGGGCGCCGAGTATCACTCGGTGTACGAAGCGGGCTTCTGCGGATTTTGGATACACGAGCGTCTGACGGCCTTAGGGATCGACAACATCGTGGTCAATCCGGCCGACGTGCCGACCAAGAGCAGCGAAAAGCTGCGTAAGACCGACACCGTGGACAGCGGTAAGCTGGCGCGGAGTTTAAGAGCCAACGAGCTGAAAGGCATTTATACGCCGGACAGCGTATCGTTGGAGATGCGTTCCTTGATAAGATTGAAGAACTCGATAACCAAAGACACGACCCGTCAGAAGAATCGGCTCAAGTCTCAACTTCGGTATTTAGGCATCGAGATTCCGCAGGAGTTTCTCACTCCGTTTTCCAACTGGTCGAAGCGCTTTTTCGCCTGGTTGAAGGAGATAGAGACGCTCACCCCGAGCGGCCGTCAGGCCCTCGACATTCATATCCGGCATCTGGAAGAGTTACGCCGTCAGAAACTGGAGATGACACGGGCTTTACGGACATTGGCCAAGACGGATCGATTCCGCGAACCGCTGCGGTTGATTATGAGCGTTCCGGGGTTCGGGCAGGCTACGGGAATGGCGTTCCTCTCCGAGATATGCGACATAACCCGCTTCCGCAATGCCGAACAACTGGCTGCCTATATCGGAATGATCCCGATGTGCCACTCCAGCGGAGAGAAAGATGGGACGGGGGATATTACCATACGAAAACACGCCGTTATGCGCTGTAACCTGATAGAAGCGGCATGGGTGGCGGTACGTCAAGACCCTGCGATGAACCTGTTCTATACGGAACAATGCAAACGGATGCCCAAGAGCAAAGCTATCGTAAAGGTCGCCCGCAAACTGGTAAACCGTCTATTCTTTGTGCTGAAACATCAGACCGAATATGTCAATAGTATCGTGTCATAGAGAAACCCTTCCGGTAAACGGATTTTCCCAGAGAGAATACTACATAGTTGTTGCGGCGTTAACGTCCGCTTAAAATAATCTGCTCCTCTGGCCTTTGTAAACTAATAAGGGATATGCGGCAGAGAGCTGACCGCTAAGGAAAATCTGTTTATCGAAGGATTTTTTCGGGTTCTGAAATCTCGGCTTTCGAGAGAGCCAAAGGTGTTAAGCACGATGTGCCTCCGCACCGGCTCGATCAAAGGCCGGCGGAGGCTCTCGTGCCTTGACCTTTGGCCGAGAAGTTCACCAAGAAATGCAATACGCTGTAAATAAGATAAAAACAAATTTAACCGAAAACTTTGATCCAATTTTATTTGGATTGTAACAGGAAAATAGAACTATGAACGCATTTGCATTTAAAGTGATCGACGCAATCAATCGTGATGGTATGGACAATGGCAGCTGGGGTCTTGTCAAAGACGTAGATAATACTGTCGCCTATTTCGGCACCAGAGAAGAAATCGAACTGAAAGGCCAGTGGGCGTACATCTATGCAGAGAAAGACGATACACTGTCTTTGCAACTCGAAAAAATCGAACCTACGAGAGTTCTGCACGTTGAAGATTGTGAACTGCTGCTCTACTACCTCGACGAATAAAGCCGTTCGGGCGGCTATAAACAGACCTCAGGCCCGAAGCGTGGCGGCACCTGCCGCCGGTGGTAAAAATGAAAGATATGAAAGACATAAAAATTGGCGACCCGGTGAGATTCGGACGCAATACTGGTGAATATCGAGGACAGTTCGATAAACTGAATATCGCAATGGTACTCGTTGGCAATAGGCTGTATTATGTTACATTTGAAAAAATTGAAAAGCTATGAAGACAAGAAAATCCTTCAAGGTGAACAGAGAGGCTGCGATCAAAATCGCAATGAACACAAACGGCATATCACGAGAGATCGCCAAGAAATACACAGACAGCGAGTTGAAAGAGTGCTTGCGACTACTCAAACTAAAAACCAACTTTTAACCTATATAACAATGAAACGAACCGACCTTTCCATCATCATGCGCACGGCGTGGCAGATGTGCCGCGCGACGGGTGTAACCTTTGCTGAGTGTCTGCATAAGGCATGGCAGGTGTTCAAATTGAAGATAAAGATGCGCGCGGGCATCGTGCAGTTCTTCTACCTCAAATCGAGTACGGGTGAATTGCGACAGGCATTCGGTACGCTTAAGGACGACTTATGCCCCGAAACAAAAGGTGACGACCGTAAGCCTAACAAACACCTCGTAACCTATTACGATACGGTTGCCGAGGGCTGGCGGTCATTCAGAATGTTCAACTTTGTAAAAGTTATATAATATATGAAACCAACGATGTACGTAGAAAAACGCAGCGATTTGACATTACTCAAAAAGGCATTCGAATTGACGGACGCGACATGTCACCGCACGCGGCTGAAGTGTGGGTGTAAAGCCTACAAAGGTGCAGACAACAATCGCGACGGCCTATTGATCGTCAAATATGACGCAGTAGTGCTTGAGATTATCCGCTGCAAAGGGTGTGTGAAGAAAAGACCTTAAAAATTGCAGCTCTCAATAAAAAATCGTATTTTTAATAAATAATTCAATAGTAAGATTTGCATAATGTGCCGAACGTGTCCACTTTTGCATCGAACAGATATATGCGGGGTAGTGCAGAGGTTACCACGGCGGGTTAGTGTCCCGCAGGCGCAAGTTCGATTCTTGCCCCCGCTACTAATGAAATTTACGGCTATGAAAATTTTAACGCTTATCATCAAACAAAAATGGTTCGACGCCATTTTGTCGGGTGAAAAAACGGTCGAGACCCGCGAAGTACGCCCGACCAACACGAAATACATTTCATACCGAGACAACAACACAGGCAAAGTCTACAAGAAAGACAGTGACGTGCCCGAATCGGCGTGGGACAGCGAGAAGGGCGTTGATACGGTTATCAACCACTACGATGCCATACAGTTCTGGGTAGGTTACGAAAAGAATCGCCCCGGCGCGCTGGTCGAAGTCAAAGGCGTCGAGCTGGTAGATGTTTGCGACGAAGAGACGAAAGAGCCGATTGTGTACGAGCACAACGGTAACGAATATACCATGACCGAGATCGACTACCACCTCGGCAAGGTAATCGAGAAAATGAATTGTTAAACCCTTAAAATCATTGCTGCACTCGAAGACGAAGACAAAAAACAGCAGAACAAATCGGGCAACAAACGCTACGTGCTCTTATTTCTAATGCAAATAGGGTAAGCGGTGGTGGTATTGATAGGTCAAATAGAATCATGAGAGCGAATGCAAAGGCATTGTTGCCCTATTATCAGAGAACAGGGAACAAACAAGCTGTCTCGGCTATGCGCTCCAGATTAGGGTTAGTCAATGGATAGAAAATAAACATTATTGTCAGACTTCTAAAATTCAAGCTGCACTCGAAATTCAGTAAGAAATCGAATCAATCGGACGACAGGCGCTAGCCGTGTTCGTTATCGTGCAGTAGGCGGTCGTGCGACGAATCGTGCCGGTCGTGCACGCGACATTCGCGCCGCCTTTGGCATGGCAACAGGTTAATCATGACCCCGATAGACCATGCAAACGAAGTGATTGCCTCTGTCCGTCAAAAAACGGACAGGGCGATCCTTTTTTATTCATGTGGCAAAGACAGCGAGGTATTGCTCGACCTAATGGCTCCGCACTTCAAAGAGATCGTTTGCGTGTTCATGTATTTCGTCAAGGGCCTCGACCACATTGACAACTATTTGCGAGCAGTCAAAGCTCGTTATGCCAATGTTACCATACTGCAAGTCCCCCATTGGACGTTGACGCGTGTTTTGCGTTGTGGGCTATACTGCATTCCTAACCCCAATGTAAAGCTGTTATCGTTGAAAGACGTTGATGAATCCGTCCGGATGAAGACGGGAATATCTTACTCTTTCTATGGAATGAAGCAGTCGGACGGAATGAATCGCTGTCTTATGTTGCGCGGATACGAGAACGAAGCTATAAGCAATACGAACAAGGTATATCCTCTATCCAAGTGGAAGAAATCGGACGTCATGGCCTACATCAAGGCAAAGAAACTGCCTGAACCCATATCCTACAACAAGAACAAATCGCAAGGTCTGACGTTTTTGCCGGAGGTATTCGATTACCTCCGCCGGCATTATCCGCAAGACCTCGAAAAGATTTACAAAGTATTCCCCTTATCCCGAAATATATTACTGCGATATGACGAAGAGAAAAGAGCAGCAGCCCAAATACAAGCAAAGTGAAACGGTCGTAATCAAGCGATCACAAATCAACTTTGCTCCATACAATCCACGCAAAGAAGACCCTGAAGTCATCAAGAAGCTCAAAAAGAACTTTAAAACTGTCGGCTATCTGGGCGGTATCGTATGGAATCAGTTGTCATCTTATCTGGTTTCAGGGCACAAGCGCGTACAGACGCTTGACATCATCAACAATTACGACGGGACACCTGAAACGGATTATGAGATCAAGGTAGAAGCTGTAGAGTTAGACGACAAGACAGAGCGCGAACAAAATATCTTCATGAACTCGCCCTCCGCAATGGGAGAATTCGACATGGAGAAAATAAAAGTACTTGTACCGGAAATAGACTATAAAGCCGCTGGCCTTTCTGAAGCAGACATGAACATATACGGTATATCCGTCATGCAGGACGAAATAAGTTCAGAACTGTCTGATACGTTAGGTGATTTCGAAGAGATACAACGACCGTTTGAGGAACGCAAGGCCGCGGTAAAGGAGATGAAAGAACAGATTCGTCAACAGGCAGAGCAAAAAGCGGAAGACATCGAATCCTATGTAATGCTCAACTTTAAGTCTTATAGGGCGAAATCATCATTCATGCTTCGGTTCGGGTTCAGGCCAGACGACAAAATAATCCCCGGCGAAATGTTCTCGGATATGGTTGAACGGGTCGAATAACGACAAAAACGACAGTATAAAAAATGGCAATGCCCTCCAAAAAACCGAAATTAGATACCTTTCGCAAGGTTGCAAATGCTTGCGGCGGTATTTTGTCAGACATAGCTGCTAATTTAGGTGTAGAGCGTAGCACAATTTACACATGGTGCAATGATGATGAGCAATTCGCCCAAGCCCTCGAAGATTCCCGTGAACGGTTCGTTGATTTGGCCGAAAGCAACCTGCGTAAATTGGTTGCCGGCGTTCCGGCCATCGAAAAGGACGAGAATGGCGAAAAGAGATTTGCCGGTTGGATCGAACGTCCCTCCGAAACAGCGATCATTTTCACTCTCAAAACACGCGGAAAAAAACGGGGATATGTAGAACGTCAAGAGGTTACAGGAGCAGATGGTGCCGAACTTATTCCACCTCGCACTCTCTCTCCCGAAGAGGCAAGACAATATGGGTTAAAACTTAACGAAGAGTATTAACGCACTACTCCGATTCGCGACATAGACATAGAGCGTACCTTCTGTCTTTCCGGTATGCTGAATTTCACCCGTTACATGTTCAAGCATAAGACGGGGATGCGGTTTATTGTCGGCGATCATCATCGCAAAATATGCGAAGCTCTTGACAAAGTCGTCCGTGGCGAAATAAAGCGTCTTATTATCAATATTGCGCCACGATATGGCAAGACCGAACTTGTCTCTAAGAACTTCATCGCCTACGGGCTGGCGTTAAACCCCCGCAGTAAGTTCATACACCTATCATACTCCGATGATCTTGTTCTCGACAACTCGAAAGAGATCAATGAAACGGTACAATCAGACTACTACCAGCGGCTTTTCCCTGAAGTAGTCGTCGAAAGCAAGAATGCTAAAAAGTGGTATACATCCGTCGGAGGCGGACTGTATGCAGTAAGTGCAGCAGGACAGGTTACAGGATTTGGTGCAGGTCAAGTAAATGATCCGTATAGGGAGCGGCGCGAAATGGGTGATTTTATTCCTGCGTGGGAAAGCGATTTTGCGGGAGCTATTGTTATCGACGACCCGATCAAACCGGAAGATGCACTATCCGAAACGATCCGCGAGCGGGTGAACAATCGCTTTGAATCGACTATCCGCAACCGCGTGAACTCGCGCAATACGCCTATCATAATCATTATGCAACGGCTCCATGAGCACGATCTATGCGGCTATCTTCAGGAGATCGAGCCGGAGGAATGGACGGTACTTTCGTTGCCCTGCATCTGGCATGACGAAAACGGACAGGAACAGCCTCTCTGGGAATTTAAGCATACGCTGGAGGAACTGCACAAAATCGAGAGATCGAACTCATTTGTCTTTGAAACGCAATATATGCAGAACCCGAAGCCGCTGGAAGGTTTGATGTATGGAGAGTTTAAGACATACGACATAATTCCATATGCAGCATCTATGAAGCGAAAGAACTACACGGATACCGCTGATACCGGCAGTGACTATCTGTGTTCTATTTGCTATACGGAAACTCCCATCGGCAATTTCGTGACGGACATTTTATATACACAGAAACCGATGGAATATACCGAGCCGGCAACAGCCGAGATGCTGTCCCGAAACAAGACGGAGATCTGCTACGTCGAGAGCAACAATGGCGGCAGGTCTTTCGGGCGCAATGTTGAGGCGCAGTGCCGAATAATCGGTAACAACTTTACATCGTTCAACCCATTTACGCAGACCGCCAACAAAAGGGTGCGTATTTTCACGCGATCGAATGAAGTGCAAAACCTTATTTATTTTCCGACCGGATGGGAGCACAAATGGCCGGAGTTCGCCTCGCATGTCAAATCATACCGTAAGCAGCAGGAGTTCAACAGCCATGACGACGCCGAAGATGCCCTGACCGGAGTAATCGAAAAGCGGGGGTATTTCAACAATGAAGAAGATTTAGACAAAGAGGATTTAGGAATTTGGTAAAAAGTACGGATATGGGATTTATAGACAACCTACTCAATGCGATACGCAATAAATATCTGAATGCAACCGGTGCAGAACGTGATCTGCTTACGCTTATCAAGGACAAAGACATTACACAGGCTCAAACACTTATGCAGAATCGCGATACGGAGGTTTTGCAGGCGATTCAGGAATATAACCCCGAACTCCACCGTATTATGCGAAAGGCCGATAAGATGCGGAAAGGCCAGGAGCCTTATCGTACCGAGAAGTTGCCTCGTGCACGACAGAAGTACATCAATGAGGTGGAACTATTCTTTCTGCTCGGGAATCCGATACGATGGAAGAAGGTGAACAACGAAGGTTCGGACGAGGCTTTCGAAGCATATAATCAATTTTTGCAAGATACACGATTCAACGTTTCCATGCGTAAAGCAAAACGCATTGCGGGAGCAGAAACTGAATGTGCCAAGCTCTACCACATCTATCGGGACGAGAATTTCCAACCGCAGGTAAAAGTTGTGGTAATTTGCAAGTCGAAAGGATACACCCTACGTCCATTATTCGACCTATACGAGAACCTCATTGCATTCGGGTATGGGTACTACCTTAAAGAGGGGACATCAACTATCGAGCATTTCGATATTCAAACACCTGATACGATCTACCGATGCAAACGAGGATCTCTTAATTGGGAGGTTATTGCAACTCCCAATCCAACCGGAAAAATCAATGTTATCTACTACCGACAGGATAAAGCGTGGGGAGGCCTCAACCCCCGCATAGACCGCGAGGAGGATATAGACAGCAAAATATCCGACACAAATAACTATTTCGCAGACCCTATCGCCGCAGCAACGGGCGATGTCGTAGATTTTTTGAAAGGTCGAGCCGACAAGCCCGGGAAAATGATTCGGATGACCGGAGCGGATTCAAAATTCGAGTACATCAATCCACCGACCTCTTCCGAGACGCAGCAACGGGAAAAGGAAGACCTCGCGCAGTCCATCTTGTTCGACACTTTCACGCCCGAGTTTACACCCGAGAAAATGGCTGGGCTGGGAACTTTGTCGGGCGAAGCGATCAAACGCGCGATGGTACTGGGATATATCAAGCGCGAAAATAATAAAGAGATATACGACATAGCCGTAGATAGGGAGAAAAATCTTATTCTCGCTATTATGATGAATGTAACCCATATTCATTTGCGTCCTGATTTGGCTGCGCTCAAAATAGAACACGAATTTGCCGAACCGTTCAATGAAGATGTCACCGCACGTTGGGCGGCTATAGGCCGTGCTGTGCAGGATGGCGTTATGTCGCTGGAAAAGGGCGTTGAACTAATGGGAACGGCCGATGATGTTACCGCTGAAATCGAGCGAATAAAGCAAGCGAAGGCAGAGGCATCTATGAACAATATTATAGAGCCAACATTCTAATTCGAAACGATGCCCGGATTGAATTTGAAAGCCGCCCAATGGGAGCAACAGCACAAAACGCATGTCGAAGAATATCTACGACAGATAGAGGCTTTGTATGATGTGGCCTCGGATGAATTGATTCGACTGGGAATGGGATATAAATATCAACCCAATACGGGGCGATTGTTCGCCTTCTCATCAAACAAAAGCCGTAGTAAACAAGCCGATGCCTCGTTATCTTCATTCCGAAATAAGTTGTCCACTATAATTACAGCGGGGATCACTTCGGAATGGTTTTTTGCCAACGACAAGAACGATTCATGGGTAAAACAACTATTCGACAATCCGAAAAAAGGATGGATGCTTCACAATCTCGGTGCACTTGAGGCATTTCAACGTAGAACAACTTACGGGCATAATTTATCCGAAAGAGTTTGGAGTATCGCCAAGCAGTTCGAACGGCACATAGAATTATCCTTATCTATAGGTATCAGCGAAGGCCGAAGCGCTGCCGATATAAGCCGTGATGTACGCGTCTATCTGAATGAGCCGGACAAACTATTTCGACGTGTCCGAAATGCGTTCGGCAATCTTACCCTGTCGAAAGTGGCGCAGGCTTATCACCCTGGGCAAGGCGTTTACCGGTCATCTTATCAGAATGCTATGCGTATGGCTCGCACCGAAATAAACAGCGCTTATCGTGAAGCCGACAGTATCCGCTGGCAACAACTTGATTTTATTGTCGGATATGAGGTAAAAACATCAAAATCGCACGTACAGTGGCTGGCAAAGTTCTGGTATCCGCGCTTCAAAAAAGGGCGTGCGCCGCTGGAAATATGTGACGCAATGGAGGGAAAATATCCGAAATCTTTCAAATTCATCGGGTGGCACCCGAACTGCAAGTGCTATGCAGTGCCAATTATAGCCAACGAGGGCACGGATAGGGATTTTTGGGAGGAACCGCTGAATGAGGTCAAGGATGTGCCCGACAACTTCAAACGATGGGTCGAGGACAACACCGAAAGAATCGAAAAGGCGAAGAATTTGCCGTATTTCATAGGGGAAAACAAAAAACACTTCAATGATTCGCTGTTCATCAATCGCGATGCCGTATAACTCTTGGCAAAAGCGCAGTACGTAGGGAATAAGTTGCAAGGTGTTGCATAAGGAGTTGAGGCAAAGTATGAGGCATCGTGCACGCCTATAAACTACAAAAGCAAGAATAGCATCGTTCGCAAGGTGAAACAGGAAAGGCAAAATCTATTAACACCAGGTTTCATCGTCCATTTGGCGGACATTCTCTCCGTCACTGTAAGCACTGTTCCAAAATGAAACACCCTTTGTCCGGCGAAATAGTGCGTCGGTTAGGCGTGAGGTTGTTGCTATTCACCACATCCAAGAGGAGAAATGCAGTAAAAACGGAATGACCGACGGAAATAAGATGTGCCCCGCCGATCATTCCAACTAAAATAACACGATATGACAAAGGTACTGCACTGCGGCGCATTATGCAAATAATCGTATTAAAAATTCGTCAGTAATGCAGCATTTTTCTCTCGTTCCTCTCGCTCGAAGCTGGCAAGGTAGTTTTCCGTCGTCTTCAGATCTTGGTGGCCGAGGCTTTCCGATATGTAGGCGATATTCGCCCCGGCACGCTTCAACACCGTAGCGAACGAATGACGCGCCGTATAGGTCGATATGTTCCCAATTTCGAGCTGCTCCCCGATCATCCGCATCCGTTTATTGATTAACCCGGTAGCGGCTATTGTTTTAGCGTGGCTCTGCACCGCATCCTCCGACCCGTCGAGAATTGGGAAAATAAAGTTATTCGGTGCTGGAGTATTACCCCAGCGGTCGATAATAGCTTGCATCTGGGGAACTACCGCGACCCGGATTTCCTTACGGGTCTTAGTCGTGCGCTCGGTCTTTTGACGCACGAAACAGATTTCACCGTCCACAATATCACGATACCGCAATTTCACGAAATCGGCGACGTTGATCCCGTTACACAAGTAGAGGAACAGCCAATAATCCCGGTATTTGGCCGTTGCTTCGTTCCCATCCTCATAGCGGGCGATCTGCCCGATCTGCTCCAGCGTTAAAGCCAATTTACGGCCCTCACCGGCCTGTATTTCATATTTCCCTCGGCCGAACGGGTATTGCGCGGGTTTAATCGCATCGCATCGACAAGCATCGTTCAATATGGCTCGTAAATGGCGCATGTGTATTCCGATCGTTGTACGGCTCTTACCTTCTCCGAGTAGAAAGCGCTCATAACGTCTTACCCAATCCACCGTTATAGATTCAAGAGCAATACGATCCCCGGCAAACCGCTCCAATCCCTGTATAACAACATTATAAACCAGCATTGACCCGATACGATCCTGCTCTTTTAATTCCGCTATTTTAGCCGCAAATGCACGGTTAAGAGTATCAACCCCCGAACGTTTCAATCGCTTGTTGAGGCTATCGAATGAAAAAATACCGTCGCGTGCCAATTCCTCAACAACCCCACGAACAATTTGGTAACTGCTTTCTATATCTTTACGAACGGCCACAAGGGCGCGAACCTTCGTTGTAGTCAGACCTTCCCACTCATCCAAGGTAAGGTCTTTGCCCGTCGGATAATAGCGACGATCCCGGCGATAGGTTACACGAATTTTTACGGGGCACTTTCCGTTCTTTTTCGGATGACTCGTATCTATTATGGGCGCAACTGTTATTCCGTCTTTTGAATAGTTCATTTGATAGGATAATTATTATTTCAACACACAATTTCGACACAAAAATACAAAAACAAACAAAAATAGATAAAAATAAACAAAATAAAATCGCCACATTTGGAAGCTTAAAACATTGATTTTCATATAAAAATTCAAACAACACATAATTATTCAAAAATATAATTATGGGACTGAAAATCCTTGCACCGCCGTGGGCTGAATTATCCTCCGCAGTCGGATAATTTCGGGGTTCTTTAATCGGAGATTAGACTATGAATGAATCATTAAACTAAAAGAATAAGAAGAATGAAAAAGAAGAGCAAGTACGGGAGAAATCCCAAGTTGAACCCGAAGACACACTGCGTGATGGTGCGCTTCGATGATGAGGAATGGAACAAGTTTCTCACGATGTACGAGGAATCAGAGGTGTACGCTAAAGCCGTCTTTCTCAAGGCACACTTCTTCGGGCAGAAGTTCAAGGTACTGAAGGTGGACAAGACGATGGTGGACTACACGACTAAACTGTCGGACTTTCACGCCCAGTTCCGTGCCATTGGTACGAACTACAATCAGGTAGTCAAAGAGCTACGCTGCCATTTTTCGGAGAAGAAGGCGATGGCGTTGCTTTACAAACTGGAGAGTTGTACCATTGATCTTGTGAAGTTGAGCAGGGAGATTGTGGAACTTTCAAGGGAGATGTACGCTAAGTGGGAGCAATCAAAATCCGACTGATATGGCATCAGTAAAGGTCAAGTTCCGTCCATCTACCGTAAACGGTAAGGAGGGCACACTCTACTATCAGGTCATTCACAACCGTGTGGTCAGACAGATAAACACCGAGTATAAACTTTTTGTTTCGGAATGGGACAGCCATTCCGAAACGGTTGTCTTGCATCATCTATTGACAGGACAAGAGAGGAACAACTACCTGCTTTCAATCGGTTCACGCATCAAGTGGGACAAGGACAGGCTGAACAAAATCATACACAAGTTATTTCAATCCGGCACATTCGTAACGGATGATGTAGTCATGCGCTTTCATGAAAACAGGCAAGAATTGTCATTCAACGCTTACATCAGCCAACAGATAGCGAGACTGAAACGCTTGGGCAAAATACGCACCTCAGAGACTTATACAGCTGCACTCAGAAGTTTTAACGGTTTTATAAATGGCAAGGATGTCTTGTTTGACCAGCTTAATGCGGATTTGTTGGCAGAGTACGAGGCTTATTTGAAAGGAAGGGGAAATACGCCCAATACTATATCCTTCTATATGCGTATTCTAAAAGCCGTCTATAACCGTGCGGTGGAAGATGGACTGACCGAGCAACGACATCCGTTCAAGTCCGTTTACACGGGAGTGGAGAAAACAATGAAGCGAGCCTTGTCGCTCAATGACATCAGACGTATCAAAGGACTGGACTTGTCATTGAAGCCCAATCTTGATTATGCCCGTGATATGTTCCTGTTCTGTTTCTACACAAGGGGAATGTCGTTCATCGACATGGCTTATCTGAGAAAGAAGGACTTGCAGAATGGTACTCTTTCCTATCGCAGACGTAAGACAGGACAGCAGTTGTTCATCAGATGGGAAAAGTGTATGCAAGAGATTCTTGACAAATATCCAGTAAACGAAACGGAATACCTCTTGCCCATCATTACAAAACGGGACGAAGATTATCGGAAGCAATACGCCAACGAACTTCACCGTGTGAACCATCTGTTGAAGAAAATTGGAAAGCAGTTGGATTTGCCAATACCATTAACTATGTATGTCGGTCGGCACTCGTGGGCAAGTATCGCCAAGAGCCGTAATGTGCCCATTTCTGTCATAAGCGAGGGAATGGGACATGATTCTGAGAACACTACACAGATTTATCTTGCATCGCTGGATACTACAGTAGTAGATAAAGCCAATAAAAGAATACTGGATTTGCTGTGAAACCATGAATGTTTAGCGAATCCGTCCAACGCTTACCAAGAGAAGAACCTTTTTCCCTTATTTCCATAAGAAGAGACGGGCGTAAACTTGATATAAAATGCCTGTCGAAGTTGATATATTGGAAGATAGCATATTCCAGTTTTCACCAGAATTGCTGAACACCTTGCTCAAAGACCACACCACGAGCAGGGACGAAATGCAACGCAATATCTTCTGGGCTACTTCAGATTATGAACATCTTGGCAAAGAATACCAATACAATTCCCCTATCCTCCCACACCTTATAACAGGAGATAACGGACATATCATCATGCCTCGTGTCCTCAAAAGCCGTGATACCCAATCAACCCGTTCCCGTGATATGGCTGAGGTCTTCACTCCATCATGGATATGCAATGCACAGAACAACCTGATTGATGAAGCATGGTTCGGACGAAAGGATGTTTTCAATACCGAATATGCAGACGAACAGGGACATCATAAATGGAAAACAACGGAAGGCTGTATCATATTCCCGGAGGGCAAAAGTTGGAAGGATTATGTGCGTGATATCCGACTGGAAATCACTTGCGGAGAAGCCCCATATCTGATTAGCCGCTATGATACCACGACAGGAGAGACTATCCCTTTGGAACAGCGTATCGGTTTGCTTGACCGCAAACTAAGGGTGGTAAGCGAGAACACATCCACTTCGGGCGAATGGCTTGAGTGGGCACAAGAAGCCTATAAAAGTACCTACGGTTACGAGTGGCAGGGAGACAATCTACTCATTGCCCGAGAATCTA